TTACCATATAAGGAGCCGTCAGGCACACTGGCACAACTTCTTGGTGTGCTTGTTGAGTCAGGTCGCCGCTACGCCTCAATTGCTGATGCAAACATACAAGATGTAAACCAACAGATGCCTGTAGGCACAACTGTTGCGTTGTTGGAACGTGGCTCTCGGGTCATGAGTGCTATCCACAAACGGATGCACTACGCTCAGAAGAAAGAGTTTCGTTTGCTCGCTGGCATCATATCCGACACGGTGGATTCATATCCGTATGCAACGAACGTACCGCCGGAGCTTTTTGAGCAGGACTTTGATCAGCGTATTGACGTGCTTCCTGTCAGTGATCCAAACATCTTCTCTATGGCCCAGCGCATGTCGTTGGCTCAAACTCAGCTTCAGCTTGCACAGAGCAATCCTGAAGTTCACAACCTTCGGGAAGCGTATCGTCGTATGTACGAGGCTCTTGAGGTCAAGAATGTTGACTCAATACTCAAGCCTGAACCAGAGCCACAACCGATGGATCCGGCCGCGGAACATGCAGCTTTGTTGAAGGGCGATCCTATTCAAGCATTCCCGGGTCAAAACCACGATGCCCACATTGCAGCCCACACACAGTTCATGGCAATGCCGCTAATCAAAAACAATCCGTTGGTGATGTCCTTTGTTATTGGCAATATTCAGGAACGTATTTCATTGAAGGCCGCGGAAGAAGTGCAGATGATGTTGCAACAGCAGATGCAACAATTTGTGCAAGAACAAGTTGCTGCTGGTATGCCGCCACAAATGATACAGCCGCCACAAATGGGCGAAGAACAAATACAGGCAATGATTGCTGCTAAAGTTGCAGAAATAACAACTGATCTGGCTCCGGCTTTGATGCCCGAAGATCCGCAGGATCCGTTGGTTGGTATCCGTCAGGCAGAGGTTCAGCTACAGGCTGCTGACCAGCAGCGTAAGTCCCAAAAAGACCAGGTTGACGCTATGTTGGATCAAGCCAAGCTCGCACAACAGGCGCAGCAAGCACAGGAACGTTTGCAAGCTACACGAGAGATTGCAGAAGATCGTGCGGCAGTAAACAGAGAGCGTATCGAAACGCAGGAAGATATCGCTGTAATGCGAGAGATGGGGAAAAGGTAATTGCCCCCTTTCTAGGAAAGGATTAAACTCGTGCTCTTAGTTTCAAAAATCACAAGTATTGAAGAAGGAGCGGGTCGTAGTATGTCCGATAAAAAACTAGCATTGTCTGTCTGGGGTGGCCGTTGGGACGAGTTTTACAAACAACAGAAGAAGCCTTATGTAAATCTGATCAAGCGTGAGAAGGAGTCGGTAAGCGATGGCACCGAACAAAAAGCTCGAAAAGGGCAGTAGATACGAAGCTCACGATCTGGACGGCGACGGGATTGTCACCGACGAAGAAATCGCTCGTGAAAAAGAAATGGTTGAGCTCGAGTTACGGGAGGAAAAGGCAGATGCACAGCAACACATGGCATGGGTGGCTATGGGAAGTATGCTCGTTTTTACAACAGTCCTTTTTCTACCTGTGGTTTCTACCAGTCGTGTTGATGCTCTCGCTGACCTCCTCGGTCTTTTTTATATTGCACAGGCTGGCGTTGTGGGTGCATACATGGGTGTATCAGCGTGGATGAGCCGAAAGTAATTTACAGTTACAAAGGTCCGTTGAACAAATATCGGCAGTACAACTTACTGCAAAAGAGATTACGAAGATTAAAGAAGGAGTGGAGGGGGAACAGAAATGCTTAGTGTAATTGGTTCTTTGATAGGCTTTGCCAGCAGTACGGCTCCGGCACTTGCAGATCATTTCAAGCAAAAGAACAATCAGAAGTTTGAGCTTGAGAAGATGAAAACCATGGCAGAACTGCGTAAGGCAGGGTTCGACCATGAGTTAAAAGCGTTTGAAGCACAGGCTTCTGACAAAGAGCATGACCGACTGATCCAGCATGACATGAGTATCAACAGTGGTACTGGGATTATTTCTGCTTTGCAGCGTTCTGTTCGTCCGGTGATCACTTACTGTTTCTTTGGCCTGTTTTTGGCGATTGAGATTACGTTGCTGCGCGAAGCACTGAACAGTGGAATGAGTGTGGCGGAGTCACTAAACGTGCTGTGGGACGAGGATACCAAAGCAATTTTTGCTGCGATTATCAGCTTCTGGTTTGGTTCACGGGCGATAGACAAAGCACGGGGAAGATCATGAACGTAGTTTTTACAATGTTTCTGACAGTTGGCATGTTTCTTTTGCTTTCTTTGATTTCTGGGCCGCTTTTGATGCGTAATTTTGTTTCGGAAGCGGAGCTTTGGTACAGTTTTTGTGCCGGAGTGTGCTAGACTTTCTGAAACAAAACACGTTAATGTAACGTAACAACTTTATAGGAGCATTCAGATGTCTTTTCGAGAAACAGCTAGGCAACGACTTGCTAACCGCGTACTAGGTAATATGACAAACCGCACTCGACGGCCTCGTCCCGGCATGAACAAGGGAGGACCGCGTCCTGGTGTACGCCCTGGTCCTGGAATGAATATGGCAAGACCACGGCCTCGTCCCGGCATGAGTACGGCAAGACCACGCCCTGCGGTTATGAGTCCTGTTAAGCGTGGTGGTACGGCCGCTACTGGTGGAATGCCTACCCGCATGGGTTTTTCAGGAGGTGGTGAAGCTCTCAAAACTCCCATAGCTGAATTGCCAAACGAAGGATTGAAGAAATTAGCAAAAACCAAAAAAGGTAAAGACGCTGTTATTGCCATGGGCTACGCGGGCGGTGGTGAAGCGATTGCTAAAGGCAGCAAGTGCCCACATCGTGGTAAAGTGCGTGGCACAGGCATTGCCATATCTGGTGTAGGATTTAAAGGCGTTTCTTGACACTTCCTGAGTTCATCACCAAGTTTAAAAAATCTCTCGAGTCACGGGTCGAGGATTTGTCTGTTGCTATCACAAGTGGCAACGTAAAAGACATGGAACAATACCGTGCTGTGGTTGGCGAAATACAGGGACTTTCGTTTGCCGTGGAGGAGTTACAGTCCTTGCTAAAGAGGTTTGACGATGACACAGAGGTTGATCGTTCCTGACTATATAGTCGCACAAAAAGAAGCTAAGAAAAAAGCAGAAGACAAATCCGCAAAAGAAAGAGTCCCGAACCCCACTGGTTGGCGTGTTCTTGTGATGCCTTACAAGGGACGCGAAAAGACAGTTGGCGGTGTTTATGTCCCTGATGAAACTCGGGACAGGGAGTCTGTCGCTACGGTTGTTGCATACGTTATCAAAGTTGGCCCACTCGCTTACAAAGACCCTGACAAGTTTGGGGAAGATTGTGAGCCATGGTGCAAAGAAGGAGACTGGGTCTGTATCGGTAGGTACGCCGGGTCTAGGTTCAAGTTAGACGGGGGAGAGGTTCGTATCATTAATGATGACGAAGTCATTGCCACTATCTTGGATCCCGAAGACATTATTTTTTAACCATGGGAGAAAGCCATGCAAAGTGACGAAACAGAAGAAACCATCATCGAACTAGAAGATGAAGAGCAGGAATCTGAGCAGCCGGAGCAAGAAGAAGCGAAGGAAGAGCCCAAAGTAGCCTTGCAAGAACCTGACGATGAAGAGCCCGCGCAGGAAGAAGAACCTCAAACTCAAGAGGCGAGTTCTAACGAAGAAGAACTAGAAAATTATTCAGAGGGCGTTCAACGACGTATCCGTAAGCTTACGGCTAAATACCGTGAAGAAGAGCGACAACGTCAGGCAGCACTTGAATACGCTGAGAATGTGCAGAAACGGAATGCTGAACTAGAAGCCAAGCTTAAAGAGCGTGAGGGTGACTATGTTGGTGAGTTTGGCACTCGTGTAGAACGTGAGATGGAGGCAGCAAAAGCTGCGTATAAATTAGCTCACGATGAAGGTGATCCAGATGCACTTTTCGAAGCACAGCAACGTATAAGCAGACTGTCTTTAGAACAGGCTAAGTACGAAGAAGCCAAGGTTGAAGTAGAGCGCAACAGCGCAGAGACTAATGAGCAGCCTGTTCAGACAGAACAAGCGGCTCCACAACAAGCGGCTGCGCCTCGACAACCGGATCCAAAGGCTCAAGATTGGGCCGAAAAGAACACTTGGTTCGGTGAAGATGAGTCAATGACGTATGCAGCATTTGGTATACATAGGAGGCTCGTTGAAGAAGAAGGGTTTGACCCAACTTCAGATGACTACTATAGTGAATTGGATAAACGGATTCGTGCGGATTTCCCTAACAAGTTTGAAGCACCGAAAAAGCGGACACAAACCAGAGTCGCCTCTGCTGATTCATCCTCTTCCCGTTCAACAAAAAAGGGGCGCAGAACAGTCAAGCTTACCGATTCACAGGTAGCTATCGCTAAGAAACTTGGCGTTCCGCTCGAAGAGTACGCAAAGTATGTGAAGGAGTAAGATATGACTGAGTCTAAAAAACGTACACCTCGTGAGACGCAAACACGCGAAAAAACTGCGCGACGGAAACCTTGGGCTCCGCCCAGTATGCTAGAAGCTCCACCCGCACCCGAAGGTTTTGTACACCGCTGGGTTCGGACCGCCATTCGAGGCGAGGACGATAAAACCAATCTACACGCAAGATTGCGCGAAGGTTGGGAACCTGTCCGGGCTGACGAGTATCCTGATTTCGAAGCTCCAACCGTAGAAGACGGTAAATACCAGGGTGTGATAGGAAACGGTGGACTAATACTTTGCCGTATGCCTGTCGAAACGGTTGATGAAAGAACTGAGTATTTTCGGGACCAGACCCGCAATCAAATGAAAGCCGTGGATGAAAACTTGATGAGGGAACAACATCCCTCAATGCCTATCACAAGCGATAGGCAATCTCGTGTAACCTTCGGGGGCGAAAAGAAGTAGCCTCCGATAATTTGGAGTTAGTAAAATGGCTAATATCAATGGTGCATTTGGCTTACGTCCCTATGGAAAAATGGGTCAGAACGTAAACTCAACTGGTGCTACTGAGTATCGCATTGCCGCTTCCAACTCTAATGCTATCTATCAAGGTTCTCCGGTTATCCCTCTTGCAGCGGGTGTTATCGACATTGTCGGTGCTGCCGCTGGAGGTACTGTAGGTCTGGTTGGTGCATTTTATGGTTGTGAATATGTGTCCTCTACCACTGGTGAGACAGTGTTCTCAAATTTTTACCCTGGGTCGGGTGCAGACAGTAACTTTCCTGTCAAAGCCTTCGTTTATGATGATCCCTCACAGTTGTTTGTAATTGCGTCTGACGCATCGCTTACAGATGAAGCTACTGCTCGTACTCATGTGTTTGCGAACGCCAACTTTGCTTCTGGTACAGGCGGTAGCACTACTACTGGCATGTCCTCGGCAACGTTGGGAGTTAGCACAATCAACACAACAGCTAACCTTAATCTTCGGATTATGGGGATCGTTGATGATCCTGCGAACGCCGACTTTGGCGCAAGCGGGATTGGCGTAGTAGTCCGGTTGAACAACCACTTCAATTCACCGAATGGTGCGATTGCTGGTGGTACTGTATCAACCACAGGCGTATAAGGAGCTAGGTCATGGCGATTTCTAGATCACAACTTGCTAAAGAACTCGAGCCCGGCCTCAACGCCTTGTTCGGGATGGAATATAATCGGTATGAAGGCCAGCATTCTGAAATCTTCGACACGGAAACATCTGACCGTGCCTTCGAAGAAGAAGTTATGCTGTCAGGCTTCGGTGCTGCACCTACCAAACAGGAAGGTTCAGCTTTGGCGTTTGACGACGCACAAGAAGCTTACACTTCGCGCTACAACCACGAGACAGTAGCTCTCGGCTTCTCCATTACGGAAGAAGCTGTGGAAGACAATCTGTATGATCGTCTTTCTTCGCGCTACACCCGTGGTTTGGCTCGTGCTATGGCACATACCAAACAGGTGAAAGCTGCCTCAATTCTCAACAATGCTTTCAACTCGTCTTTCAAAGGCGGTGACGGCAAAGAGCTTTGTGCAACTGATCACCCACTAACCAATGGCAGCACGTTTGCAAACGAGCCCAGCACTGCCGCTGATCTGAACGAGACATCTCTTGAAGATGCCCTGATCAGCATTGCTGGTTTTGTTGACGAGCGTGGCCTCATCATCGCGCTGAAAGGCTCGAAACTGATCATTCCGCGTCAGCTACAGTTTGTTGCTGAACGTTTGATGGTTTCTAACCTCCGCGTTGGTACTGCCGACAACGATGTAAACGCTATCCGTAGCATGGGTCTGTTGCCCGAAGGTTATGTAGTCAACGACTACCTGACCGATACTGATGCGTTCTTCATCAAAACCGATGCTCCGAACGGTTTCAAACACTTCGAGCGTCTGTCTCTGACCACTGCGATGGAGCCAGATTTTGACACAGGTAACATGCGTTACAAAGCCCGTGAGCGTTACAGCTTCGGCTTCAGTGACCCACGTTGTGTCTTCGGTTCACCGGGTGCGTAAGTAACTCGTTGAGCATAATCTTGGAAAGGGCGGGAGAGATCTCGCCCTTTCTTTTTGTGCTAAATTCAGATAGGATGATTTATTCCTGACGATCACATGGGGTGATCGACGTAGCCCTGACAGGAGATTGACATGGGTAAAACAACTTTTTCAGGTCCAGTGATTTCTAACAACGGAATCATTCAAGCTGGCTCCGGTTCTGTGATTAACCTCACGGCCGAAACTACTCTTACATTTGACACACACGCGGGTCGTATCATCGAAATCAATGATGCAGATGGTGCAGTTACACTGCCTAGTATCAAAACAGCAGAGATCGGTGCAACATACCGTTTCTTCGTTGGTACAGATGCGACTGATCTTGACATCAAAACAGATGGCACAGATAAGTTCGTTGGTTCTGTAGCAGTGGCTGTTACTAACGGTACAGTGAAGTTTTTCATACCCGCCGCAACTAACGATGTAATTTCAATGAACGGCAGCACCACTGGTGGCGATGCAAATTCATATGTTGAAGTTACTGCACTAGCTACGGCTGAGTATTTAGTTCAAGGTATTCTGATTGGTTCAGGAACTGTAGCTACTCCTTTCGCTGACTCGTAAGATAGGAGACTGTAATGGCTGGTTCTGATGTAAAAACCACTCGCGTTACAGCAACAGGCGCAGCGTCCATTGGACGTTGTCGTCTGCTGCAAGTTCTCGTTACCACTGCTGGTTCAGGCACACCTGAGTTGAAGCTGACAGATGGTACAGACTCTGGTGCAACAAAACTGCACGTTGATCTTCAAGCGGCAGAGACAGACACCATTTCTGTTCCTGCACAGGGGATCTTGTTTGATACAGACATTAATGTGCATACGGTAGACGATATTACGTCTGTCGTATTCTTTACTGTCTAGAGGCTGTTATGGCGAGAACGGCGACAAAAATGCCGAAACGCAATAAGCGTAATTTCCGTCCCACTAAAAGTGGGGCGGGAATGACGAAGAAAGGCGTGGCGGCATATCGTCGTATGAACCCTGGTAGCAAATTAAAAACCGCTGTTACAGGTAAAGTTAAAAAAGGCAGTGCGGCCGCGAAGCGTAGAAAATCATTCTGTGCTCGCTCTGCTGGTCAAATGAAAAAATTTCCCAAGGCCGCAAAGAATCCTAACAGCAGATTGAGACAGGCTAGAAGACGGTGGAAGTGCTAGTGGAAAAGTATCTTGTGAACGTTTGTGTGACCGTGGGTCTAGCTGTTCTTGGCTGGATGACTTTAACATTGATTGAAGTGGACAAGAAAACCGCGGAGATTGCTGTTAAAGTAGAAGCAAACCACACGATGATTACTCCTATGTGGGAGAATTTTATTTCCGAGGTTCAAAATGGCAATATCCAGAGGTCAGATGCCCCAGCAGATCAAGAAAGCTCCGGGGAAACGAAAATGGTCTACGGCCCGCAAACGCAAGATCAATTGCAAGAAGCCCCGTGGTTTTTCGGAGCGGGCACACTGCGCTACTAGAAAAAAGAGGAAACGGTAATGTCTAAAAAAGATGCTTGTTATCATAAGGTTAAGGCGCGGTACAAAGTTTTCCCGAGCGCGTATGCGAGCGGGGCGATTGCAAAGTGCCGAAAAGTTGGTGCAGCGAATTGGGGTAACAAGGCACAGAAAAAAGCCAAAGGTGGTCTAGTTACCAAGAAATTTGCCAACGGGCAAAAGTACAAATATCGGACAACAAAGATATACTGATGGCTGGAAGATACACACACTGGTTTTGGAACAGTTGGGCAATGACTTTCGTTGCCGTGCGTTTAGCACGTTTCAATAACTGGTTGTGGTACAAGAGATACGGGAAGAAGGAACGTTGATCAATGCCTCAAGTCAGAAAAACAAAAAAGGGTGCTGCTCTTAAACGTTGGTTCAAAGAAGATTGGGTTGACGTTAGGACAGGTAAAAAATGTGGTCGTCGTAAGGGTGAAAAGCGCGGCACTCCTTACTGTCGCCCTTCAAAACGTGTTTCCTCCAAAACTCCCAAAACAACTAAAGAGATGACGGCTGCTGAGAAACGCAGTAGAGTTGCACAGAAGAAGCGGCTGGGACAACCAGCCGGGAAACCCAGGCGTGTAAAATCGTTGAGAAGGAGAAAGAAACGATGATGAGACGTATGAAAAGCAAGGGTATGAAAAAGGGCGGAATGGTTAAGTCCAAAGGATACCGTAAAGGCGGAATGGTTAAGTCCAAAGGCTACAAAAAAGGCGGTGCCGTTAAAGGTAAAGCAATGACTGTTGCCCAAATTCGTGCTGCTGCTAAGAAAAAAGGCTATAAGCTCGTAAAAGCCTAATGCCGTATCTTCAAAGCAACATCCCACACTTCAAGTGTTGGGTGCGCCGTGAATATACGCACAACCATGAAAAGTATCATGGAGAGTTTCTCCATGCCATGGCTGTAGCGGTAACGACAATGCCTTGTCGTTGCTTGAGTTTTCAACTCATTTTTACGGGCATCAACGCTGAAGATTCCGAGGAGGAAAATGTAACTGGGGGAGCGATGTGGGCTAGGATGCCTATAACTGCTCTTGTTGCAGATGAACCCCTCGATGAATGGCCTGAACCTATGGCTGTGCATGACGCGCAGCCCTGGGATTGTTCATCACATACACACGCTGTTTATGTTTTGGACAGAGCCACGCCTTGTCCTTGGCTGGCAAAAATTGACGGAAAGTTCTTTCCGGCGAAGTATTTGTTTACTGTTGATTACGCAGAAAACGAAATTGCAGATGACCCCGCACAACACAAGCAAAGTCATGTCATGCACCTGTTAGACGCTGGTGAGTGGACAGGAAATATCGTGGCATTGCCAAATAATCGTGTTAGAGTGACACATCCAGCATGGTTTGAGACAGGACAGGGTGCCCCAGATTTCAAACCGTCTGCACACATTCACTATTCAAAAAGTGATCTTGATTATACCTTAGATGTGAACAGGGTTTTTGATAATCTGTATAACGAGGACGACTGATGGCAACTTCAAACTCACGAGATTTTGATCTTGATGTAGCAGAGCTTGTAGAAGAAGCATACGAACGCTGCGGCCTTGAGATAAAAACAGGTTATGATGCCAAAACAGCGCGTCGTTCGCTGAACCTTATGTTTGCAGATTGGGCAAATCGCGGCATCAATCTTTGGACTGTGCAGCTTGGCACACAAGCACTGACCGCAGGAACCACAGAGTACACACTCACATCAGACGTTGTAGATTTGCTGGAGGTTGTAGTTCGCCGTGATAACACAGACTTTCAAGTTCAACGTATTTCAAGGTCGGACTATCAAAACTTGCCTAATAAGACCACTTCTGGGCGGCCGTCATCTATCTATGTAGACAAACAAATCGCACCAAAGATTAACCTTTGGCCCGCACCAGAAAACAGCACAGATGTTTTGAGATACTATTTCATTCAACGCATTCAAGACGCTGATGCAGCAATCAATAACATGGATGCCCCGTTTAGGTTCTTGCCCTGCATGGCCGCGGGTCTTGCATATTATTTGTCTGTCAAGAAAGCACCCGATCGTGTTCAGCTTCTGAAATCTATTTATGAAGAAGAGTTTCAACGCGCCTCTGATATGGATCAAGATCGTGTCCCAACCCGTTTGACACCTAGTTTGGACTATCTAAGGATTAACTAATGACCCGGTTTGCATCAGGATCTAGAGCTTATGGCATATCCGATCGGTCAGGTTTCCGGTATCGTTTGCGCGAGATGCGGAGAGAGTGGAACGGTGCTTTAGTTGGACCCGATGAGTATGAGTCCAAACACCCTCAACTGACCCCGCCTAGAAACGTGTTCGACTCAGAGGCTATTCGCAATCCAAGACCCGATTCTCAAACAGACACTTACTTTGGTTTTAAGCCTGTTGGTGGGTTGAACTTACAGGCTACCGCATCTCTCGGTAAAGTAACGGTGACAACGTCATGAGTTTTACATTCGCAGAACTAAAAACAGCAATCCAAGATTATTCAGAAAACACCGAAACAACTTTTGTGAATAATCTGTCTATTTTTATTGAAAACGCTGAACAGCGTATCTTTGAATCTGTGCAGTTGGAGTTTTTTCGAAGAAACGTTACAGCGAACCTGACCGCCAGCAATCAATACTTAGCAATGCCGGATGACTATCTAGCCTCATATTCTTTGTCGGTCACATCATCCGGTGCCAAAAGCTTTTTGCTGATGAAAGACGTGAACTTCATTGAAGATTACAATCCGAATAGTTCGACAACAGGACTGCCTAAATACTACGCTGCATTTACGTCGGACAACTTTATCTTGGCTCCTACACCGGATGCTGGGTATGAAGTAGAACTGCACTATTACTATCGTCCCACCAGCCTGACGGCGGGTGCTGATTCAGGTACAACGTGGTTAAGCACTAACGCTCCGTTTGCCATGCTTTATGGTTCCTTGATTGAAGCGTACACTTTTATGAAAGGTGAGGCTGACATCATTCAAAACTATGATCAGAAGTTCATACAAGCTCTGTCTCGTCTAAAAGATTTGGGCGAAGCCAAACAGACGGGAGATGCTTACTACAGAGGATTACTTGTGAGGCCAAAGAGCTAGATGTTTGAGACAAGTTTAAACTTACCTAAAGAACCGATTGTAAACGTAACGACTACAGAAAACCGTGGTCGGACCGTGGAAGAAGTTGCTGAAAGCTGTCTTGAGCGAATAATAAAGGTTTCTGACACCGCACCACCAGTCATTCGGGATCAGGCAATCGCGTTCAAAGACCACATTAGGCCGCTTTTGGTTTTTTATATGCAGGAAGCCATTAACAGCGATAGAACAACTGTGTATAATATTATTCGTGACGCTGGACATCCAGATGTCGCTGAACTTTTAAGGAGATTATGATGGCTATTACTCAAGCCATGTGCACGTCGTTCAAGGTTGAACTCCTGAAGGCTGTACATAATTTTACTGCAAGTAGTGGCAACACGTTCAATCTAGCTTTGTACACAAGTTCCGCAAGCCTGGATGCGGCTACCACTGCCTATACGACATCAAACGAGGTTTCTGGTACAGGTTACACCGCAAAAGGCGGGGCCCTTACTTCTGTAACGCCAGTTGCGTCTGGTACAACTGCACTTTGTGATTTTAACGATTTGACGTTCTCGTCTTCTACAATCACAGCGAGGGGAGCGTTGATATTTAACGACAGTGCATCTGGTGATCCGGCTGTTGCTGTTCTTGATTTTGGTTCAGACAAGTCCTCGACAGCGGGTGACTTTACGATTCAGTTCCCCACAGCGGATGCCTCTAACGCGATTATCAGAATCGCATAGGAGGTCAGCATGGCTGTTGCTGTCGTAAAAGACCGGGTCAAAGAAACCACGACCACTACTGGCACGGGAACTCTGACCCTTGGCGGTGCTGAAACAGGATTTCAATCTTTCTCCGTTATCGGAGACGGGAACACTACCTACTATTGCATAACGGATGATGTGGATTTTGAGGTCGGCGTTGGTGTTTACACTGCCTCTGGCACCACATTGACACGAGCAACTATCTTAGAAAGTTCAAATTCTGGTTCTGCTGTTAATTGGGGCGCGGGATCAAAAACTGTCTTTTGCACAAACGCTGCCGAGCGCATGGCAATCAAAGACACAGACGATGCGCTGAATTTAGCGAACGGCAAGCTGTCGAACGTTGAGCTATCTTCGTTTCAAGAAAGTGTTACAGCAAACACCTCTGCTACAGGCGCGATTACAGTCGATAATGAGATCAATAATATTGATTTGACGTTGACAGGTAACACCACACTTACGCTTCCGAATACGAATGATTTGTCTACAGGAAGCGTTCGAGCCTTGACTATCGTTGTGAGGCAGGATGCAACAGGGAGCCGAACGTTTACCTTGGCGGCACCGTCAGGTTTTAGTATTGTCTACAATAATTCTTCGTCACAACCCGCTGTAAACGCTACAGCTAATAAGCGCACAATTTACACGGCGTTGTTAATCAAAGGCGATACGGACATTTATGTTAGTTTGTCGTTTTACGAGGCATAGTGATGACTATTAGATACGATGAGATCCACCTTACGATGCAAAGAGGCCATGCTGCTTCAAATGATATGCTTTCTTGGCTGACCTCAAACAACATAGACGTGAACGTTCTAACGTATTCTCCAGAAGACATGAACGATGCGCTGCATCCTCTTTCAACGTGGTTTGAAGATGACCAACAAAACAAAATTATATTTGAGACTGCTCCTGTTTTAACATTTGATGAAGTGCTTTGGGAATCCGAAGACGGCTCTGATGCGTATCGAAAAAGAAAATATGCAACTCAAACCTCAGACCTTCCTGAAAATTTCTTAACGCTTGCTAAAAAGGTGAGCTAAATGCCCTCGGTTGGAACCGCCACTAGGTACGATCCCTTGTACCCAGGGGACTCTCAAACCTTTAATTCTAGCGGAACATTCAACCTCCCTCCTGGAATACATATCGTCAACGTCCAACTAACTGGTGCCACTGGTAATTCAGGTGCGGCGGGTAACGACGGTGGAAACGGTAACGACGGTAATCCTGGCACAGCCGGAACGGGTGGTGGGGCTGGTAATGCTGGTGGGGCTGGCAACTCAGGTAATCCTGGTAATTCAGGTAATAACGGTGCACGAGGAAATGGCGGTGCGGCTGGTAATGGCAATGCTGGCAATGCTGGCAATCCCGGAAACTCAGGAACGGGTGGAGGAGGCGGAGGCGGCGGAGGCGGGGGTAATGCTGGTGCAAAAGGTTTTCCTGGGCAGATTGGTAACCCCGGCGGTGCTGGTGGTGCTGCTCCAAGCGGTGGAAATGGTGGGGCTGGTGGGGCTGGCGGCAACGGAGCTCAAATTGGTCAGCCCGGTGCTGGCGGTAGTCCGGGTTCCGCTGGTAACGCTGGCGGTAACGGTAATGTCGGATCAAACGGTAACGTAGGAACTTTTAACAATGGTGCTGCTGGTAATCCGGGTGGTGCCGGAGCTAACGGTAATGCTGGTAACGCAGGAACTGGTGCCACTTCCGGCGGTGCTGGTGGGTCAGGCAATCCCGGTAGTGATGGCAACGCTGGCAACGCTGGTGCAGATGGCAACGCTGGTGCAAACGGCAACACGGGAGGTACAACCTCTTTTGTGGGCAACGCAAACAACTTAACCGCTGCTGGCGGTGCTGGTGGAAATGGTGGTGCTGCTGGAACTGGGGGTAGTGCTGGTGCTGCTGGGACAGCAAACGACGGTGCTGACGGTAATCCGGGTAATCCGGGTAATAATGGCGCGGCTGGCAATGGTGGTTCCGCAGGAAACTCAGGAAACCCTGGGTCTGCTGGCAATGCTGGGACTCGTGGCAATGGTGGCTCACGAGGTAACGGCGGGACATTTGGTGGTGGTGGCAATGGCGGTGTTGGGTCAGGAAACACTGCTGGAAATATAGGAAGCCCAGACGGGAATGTGAATAGTTTTGGCAACGCTGGTGCTAAAGGCACTAGTTTTGGTCAGGATGGTGCTGCTGGGGGTCGCGGTGGCCGTCCAAACGCTGGTAACTCTGGCAATAGCGGAAACTCTGGTTCAAGCGGAAACGCAGGAAGCGCGGGTAACAATGGCACAGGCGCAACAAACGGCAATCCGGGAACCGCTGGCGCAAACGGCAATCCGGGAACCGCTGGCGCAGATGGCAACGCAAATGCTGGCGGTTCGGGAGGTTCAGGAAACCCAGGAGGTTCAGGAAACCCCGGTTCCGCTGGAACTACAAATAACACTAATGTAAGATTAACTGTCGCGCAGGAGGCGATAGCGGTGACTGTCCCATCAAATGGTCAGGCAGTCATTACATGGGAAAGGCAGTGACATGTTTTTTAAAGAGGAGCCAAAGGTTCTGTTTCGGACAGAGCCTGATTTGTTCGATTTTATTCATAAACCAATTCCAGCGAGATCTGTAATACCGGACTGGTTCAAAAAGCTTGATTCTTATTACGATCATCCAGACACAAAAGCCAAACAACGCACGATAAAAAGATGCCCTCCTGTTTTGGATGCAATGGTGACAGGTTGGCTGTTGCCCACAGTGGCTGAGATACAAATAGTGGTTTCAAATAACGGTGAAGGAGTGTCGTGGTACACAGAATTTGACAGACCTGTTATCGAGCCTCATGCAAACGAGCAGATAAAAGGTCATCCTGATTTGCCAAAACCGCCTTTGAAGTTCATAAATCACTGGCATATGAAGACTCCGCCCGGCTGGTCAACTTTGTTTACGCCGCTTTTAAACAGAGAGCAGGAGTTTTTCACGCCGATGTCTGGTATCGTTGAGACAGATAAGCATGAGGCGAACGTAAACTTTCCGTCCTTCGTGACAAAAGAAGACGGCTCTTATATAATTCCTGCTGGCACACCGATTGTGCAAGCGATACCTTTTAAGAGAGGTTTTGATAAGAAACCAACGGTACGGGCTTTTACGAACGATGAGCTTTTGAAACGCAACCTGAATACTCGTCGCCATGCGGCAATGCCCAGCACCTATAGAGACACTCAGTGGGAACGGAAATGAGCACTTACAGAATTATAGACTATGTGAAAGCAGGAAATATGTACGTCGCTGTGTTTTCGCACGGATCAACGGAACATAAAATTGATGTGCCCGCAGTTCTTAACACTGACGGCACCATTCACGTTGAACATACAAAAGACGCTATTTCAAATGCAATTATTAGGCACAAAGAATTTTTAGACGCGGCCACTCCAAGTAACGCTGGTTCCATAATTGGTTCTACGTTTGAGGTAAATACAGAGATAAGTCAGCCTTTACTAGATCCTGAGTCAGCAGAGGAATTGTAAACATGAAAAAAGTTTACACAGGCGACAACACTTTCAAATTTGACTGGACTGTAAACATCGAAAACGAGCTTATGATCGGATCTATCGATTCAGCAGCTTATGATATGTACTGGAAACTTCCAAAAGAACATGTTTCTTTGCTGCCTCATGATGGGGGCACACCACACCCAACTAATCCGCTCATGGTAAAAAACGGCGGTAATCACATTGTAACTAGGGGCAGTCTAGAAATGACATACACCTGGACTGAGGAGGATAATCTAGATGTGGAGCACCTACGAAACTACGCTCACTACATAGATTCCGTTTTTCCAGAAGAAGAAAACATCAAGGAGTTTGACCTTAGTCCAAACGGATACCATACAGTACACGGTGTTCTAAGTGGAGAAGTTACTGAGTTTTCTCCTCTTCGGCCAGAATACAGGTTGAGAGCAGACTTTGTTGGGAATTTAGCAAAAGGCTCTTCGGTCCTGTGTGTGCTGAGAACGGATCCAAATGCTGATGAATGGTTCACCACTTACAGAGACGTTCAACCAGGAGACACAGTTACTTTAGAACCTGTTGGCAGCAAGACTTATTTCATGTTCGGATCATCACTTGTTCAAAAAGAGGAACAAACTTTGGAACTACATAAGCCTTACAAAGCCACACGAGATATAGAAATCACATGCCCAGAGTTTACAAAAATAGTTCGCGTTCACCAAAAATAGATTTTTGGAAGGCTGTAAAGTCGTTTGTTCTGCATCGTATTGCAGTCCACCGCCAATCACCAGATAAGCTACAGCACGTCATCGACTTGGTACAGAATCTGAACGGTACTTATCCGCTAAAATCATACACACGTTTGAAAGCAACAAACTTTGGTCACGAGGTTTTGAACGGGGAAAATTCTCTTTCAAAAATGGTGGCTGATCATGACAGACTCAAAAGTCTTGATCCAAACACATTAGGTGGTTTGTATTACAAGCTTAACACCGAAGGAATCGACGTATTCAAAACACTGTCTTCTCAAATGAGGACAGATGAATATACCGAGGAATACACTTCTTTTTTACGACGTGAGTGTGACGTGCACGACATGATTCACATTGTGATGGGATTTGATCGAACTATACTTTCAGAAGCCTGTGTAGTTGTCGCTGCGTCGAAGGGAGGGGGCTCGCCGTATGTGAAATGGTTTTTCATTGTTCCAACAATAATAACCCGACTTTCTGAGTTTTCTAGTTTCAAACGTTTTCTGGAAGCATTGAAGATTATATTTTGGGAAACACCCAAACGTTGCTCGTCTATAGACGACTGGCATTTGATCCACTGGGAGTCAATGCTGGACATGGACATCCACGAAGTACGACAAAAGCTCAACATCCCTGCTTCTACGTTGTACAAGCCGGACTTCTTCCGCGTGTCAGAAGAGCGCACTTAGTCAACCACTAAAAAGTCCTATATTTACGTTGTACCCAAACTGTGGTGGGGTGAATTGTAAAAAAGGACAAGTGCAATGGAAGAAGACGCTATCTTCATACCTCCGATTGACTGTGGGCTGTACCGCATACCTACCAAGATTTTACCGTCCTGGGTTGCGACCCCAGCGTTTTGGCAATATCACCGAGACAGTGGAAAATCCGAACGACATCCTGTATGTTTGACTGTGCTGGAGGTCACTAATTTTTCAGCCGAATAGTCTTGAGGAGGACGCATGTTTTCTTTGGAGCATTCAGAATATTGGGTGTTTGAAAAAAAGATTCCTGAGAAAGTTTGTGATGCAATCACAGAGTTTGGTGATGCCCTACCGCTACAACAGGGCGTTGTGTTCGAAGGTTTGAAACCAGAGGTCAGGGACTCTTCTATTTCTTGGATTGAACCAAGTTCTTGGATTATGGGCTTGTGCAATCACTATTTTAATATCGCTAACATGGAGGCTGGCTGGAATATTAACCTATCCTATACCTCTTCTCCTCAGTACACTGTATATGAGGAGGGAATGTTCTACGAATTTCATACAGATTCAGAAAACCCCTCGCAACGCGGAGAAGACGGAACACAGAGAAAGCTTTCTCTGTCGATGCAGTTGAGCGATCCTTCGGAGTACGAGGGAGGAGAACTGCGTTTTCAGCACCACGGCACTGATGAAACCTTTTCTGAGCCTCAGTTTGCTCACAAAGGCTCGGTGATTGTTTTCCCGTCCTATCTTCGGCACGAGGTAACAAAAGTTACTAAAGGAACAAGAAAATCTTTAGTTGCCTGGTGTCGAGGTCCTGAGTGGCAGTAATCATTCGAATGTGATACCAATACTACATGGCATTTGGTGGCAGATCATATTCGAGAGCGGGATTTTCATCCCTTGGCGTAACTCCTGACGTAACGATTGTACCAACTGGACAATCGGCCACGGCCTCTGTGACTAGTGTTCAGGTTCTCACAGACGCTACCACCGGAGCCACAGGCAACGCTGCAACCAGTTCTTTGGGAAGCGTGACTTTCATAGGAAATGTAACTAACGCTGTTACAGGTCAGCAATTGTCAGGGTCTGTCAACAGTGTTACAGTAATCGAAGGTACTGGAGTTACTGTGACTTTAACCGGAGTTGCTGGAACCACAGCCGTAGGAACTGCTACTGCTGGGATTTTTGTAGCGGTTGCGGCCACAGGAGTCTCTGCTACCACCTCAGTAGGCACCATAACATATGCTGTTGCTTACAGCTTGACGGGTGTCTCTGCCACAGGTTCTGTCACAGCCCCGGTTATCTGGGGTATTGTCGATACAGGAGCCGATGAAACATTTACACAAGTTAATGAGGGGACGACACAGACCTGGAGCAATGTGGCAACGAGTGCCTCGCAAACATGGAATGATCGGGTAAGCTAATGCCTTCTACATATACAAATCTTGGAATCGAAAAAATTGGTACTGGTGAACAGTCGGGTGTCTGGGGCACCACGACTAATACCAACTTTGATATTCTCGATAACGCCGTAAGCGGTGTTGCAGCGGTGACTTTGACGGGAGATGTAACCCTTTCTCTGTCAGACGGGGCTACTACTGACGCGGGTAACTTTGTCCTAAAGTTTACGTCTTCTTTGAGCAGTTCTGTTACCGTCACGATTGGGCCGAATGACACAGAAAAAGTTTACGTCATTCAAAACGCAACCACTCATGATGTTGTGATCAGTCAGGGTAGCGGGACTAATGTAACCGTAGGCGCATCAACCTTTAAACTGATTTACTGTGATGGCGGTGGTTCAGGCGCGAACGTAGTTGACATAACTCTTGGCAACCCGGGCGGTTTTGTGTGGGAGCCAATTGTAACCAGTGCTACAACCATGGCTAGTGGACGAGGCTACTTTGTTAATACTGCGAGTAGCGCAATTACAATGACCTTACCGGGATCTCCCAGCTTGGGCGATATTATCAGAATCATAGATCTGGGAAGTGCCAACACGAATAATATAACGGTGGCGCGGAACAGTGAGAAAATTATGGGGTCCGCAGCCGACATGACCATTGACACTAATAATGCGGGACTTGGGTTAGTTTATACGGATAGCACTTTTGGCTGGCGTTTATTGGAGGTCTAGTAGATGTCGAACTACTTCTCTCTCAAGTCAGAGTCGGTGTCGAGCAGCGGCGGATATTTCGCAACAGGCACAATTATTCCGTGGCCGAAAGCAACAGTTTTAAATGGTTTCCTGCGTTGCGACGGCACTGCGGTTTCTAGAACAACCTATGCTGATTTGTTTGCTGTAATCGGGACGAGTTACGGGGCAGGAGATGGTGCCAGCACTTTCAACATACCGAATCTTCAAGGCAAAATACCTCTCGGAGATGACGGCTCAAACTTTAATATCGGCTCGTCGGGTGGTGCTAACGCTCAAACTCCAAACATTGTTTTCGGCAGTTCAACAGTAAACATATCTGTGACGGATCCAGTATACGCCAATGCTTCTGCCAACGTGTCTATTCCTGCCCACAGCCATAACTGGACTCACAACGCTACAAATGGCGGATTTACGGCAAGAGATCAAACTTCTGACGAAGGTAATTTTAGGGGGCTCCCACTTTTTACAGAGCTCGATACCGTACATGATCCTGCATTTGATTTAACTTTTACAAAAAATCAACCCGCTCAACAAAACAGTGGACCGGCAAACAACGTTGGTGGTTTCGTCGGTATTTCTGGTTCGGTAGGTTCTGCTGGATCGGGTAACGGCAGCCATGTTCACAACATTACTAAAAACACTGCTGGAGCGGCATCTTTTAATCAATCTAACCTTTCTGCAAACTCAAACGCTGTTGATGTTCTACAGCCATATGTAGTTTGTCGCTTTTTGATACGAATTTGAGTCATGAAGTATTATGTAAACAAAAAAACCATGATGCTTGGATCGGATGACAAGACGTACTGGCTTAATTTACCAGAACAGCCTGATTGGTTTCCTATATCCGCCGAGCCGCGTCTTCAGGAGTATTTAATCAACAGCTTTCCTGCTGACTTACACACAATTGAATACGACGACCAAACAAAAACTTGTCTCGAGATAACTACAGACGGTCAGAATTACACCAGCAATTTAGAAGAAAAGTCTGATCTTCAAGAAATCGTCGATCTTTTTAATGAGCTTGCAGTAGCCGAAGAAAGGTTTAATGAGCTTGAAACAGCCGAAGAAGGACTAGACGATGACTAATTATAGTGCTTTGAAATCTACGGGTGCTCCGGGCTTCCCTCCAGGCTTCATCATTCCATGGGCTAATAATTCTTTGCCTACTGGCTTTTTGCTTTGCGATGGTTCTAACGTCAGCCGCACGGCATATGCTGATTTGTTTGCTGCGATTGGAACTACTTATGGTGCAGGAGATGGAGGCACAACGTTCGGTCTACCTAATCTTGATGGTCGTTCGCTTTTGTTTCAAGCCGCAAGTTCTAATAATGTTGGTACAACGGCGGGTAACACAAACGACACCATAGATCCAGCTAGTCATGTAATACTTAATAATAATCAGGGCATAACCGTTTCTGTAAACGGTAATATTGTTGGACACGCAATTACTGTCAATCAAATGCCAGCCCACAGCCATACCGTAAACACTAACTTTGTTTTGGGGACTAATGACATACAGCGCAATACAAATAACATAGCTGATGGCGGTGCAGGGTCTGTCAATGTGCAACCCAGCTTTGCTACATCTAGTAAGGGGGGCAGTCAGGCACACGCCCATAACCATAATATTCAAGCTAACACAGCAAATCTTAATGGAAATGTAGATGTTAACTACAACGCAATTAATACAATTTCTCCTTCCACAAGACTCAAGGCCGTTATCAAAACGTAAGGACTATCATGGCGTTACAGAAGCTACAGTTCCGACCCGGTATCAATAGAGAAACCACCCGTTATATGAACGAGGGTGGGTGGTACAACTGTGACAAAATACGTTTTCGGTTTGGTGTTCCTGAAAAAATGAACGGCTGGCAACGATATTCGGACAGTCAGTTCCTCGGTATCTGTCGTAAATTGCACAACTGGATTGCCTTGGATCAATCAAACTATGTTGCTCTTGGGACGCACTTGAAGCTCTACATAGAAGAAGGAACACAGTATTACGACATCACACCCTTTCGTGCCGCCGCTGCCTCTTTGTCAACGGATGCCCTCAAAACTGGTGCAGCAGGATCAAAAGTAATTACTGTAACACAATCAAGTCACGGGGCTGTGACGAATGACTTTGTAACAATCGCTGGTGCTACAGCTTTTGACGGAATTACCGCCGCTCAACTAAACACAGAGCACCAAGTTACAGTAGTTGATGGAAACACATACACTTTCACCGTTGCATCAGACACAGCCTCAAGTGGTAATACCGCTGGTGGCGGTAGTTCAATAACTGCTCGGTTTCAGATCAACACGGGTCTAGATACGATTGTGTCAGGAACCGGGTGGGGTGCTGGTCAGTGGGGTGGCACGACTGCTGCGGATCCGGCAACAACATTGAACGGTGCTCTTAATGCCGACACTGCTGGCACGGGTGGCTCTGGAACTTCAATCGTACTTACGGATGCGAGTGGCTTTCCAAGTTCTGGTTCAATCGTTGTAGATGAAAAAGAAGTCATCACATACACGGGAAAAAGCAGTAACACCTTAACAGGAATTACTCGTGGTCAGGACGGTAGCACAGCCACCGCTGGCACAGGTGTTGCTCATGCTAACGGTGCGGCTGTTCGTGGTGCCGCCGCGATTACTGGGTGGGGTGATGCGTCGTCTCTTGCGGCAACCTCGGGCAGTGAAGCTCGGATCTGGTCGCTTGATAACTTTGGCGAAGATCTGCTTTCTTGTGTAAGGGACGGTGAACTCTTTTATTGGGACAAGACAAATGGTTTGTCTACCAGAGCAGAGAAGTTGACTGCACGAAGCGGGGCGGATCAAGTACCCACCATAGCGAGACAAATAATGGTTTCAGACAGAAGCCGTCACTGCATCGCATTTGCCTGTAACGCGCAAGGAGATACAGCCCAAGACCCACTACTAATACGTTTTTCTAAAGCGGAGAACGCTGTTGACTGGAACATTCTGACAGCGGGGACAGATGCTGGTGACTTGATTATTGGATCTGGCTCTAAGTTTGTCTCGGCTATCGAAACCAAGCGTGAGATTCTGGTGTGGACTGATGTGAGCTTGCACTCCATGCAGTTTATCGGTGCACCGAATACTTTTGGACTGATCCAAATTGCTTCGGGTTTGAGCATCGTCGGACCAAACGCTGTTGTAGCGGTGAACGATCAGGTTTTCTGGATGGGTGAAAACCAGTTCTATCTTTACGATGGTAGGACGCAACAGATCCCCTGCACTGTTCGAGACTATGTGTTTGACGACATAAATAACGATCAGCGCGAGCTTGTCACAGCGGGGCTGAACTCAGCCTATTACGAAGTCTTCTGGTTCTATCCGTCAAAGAACTCGACTGAAGTCGATAAGTATGTCGTGTTCAACTATTCCGAACAGGTTTGGTATTTTGGCACTTTGGCTAGAACAGCCTGGATTGATGCCGAGATTCGTGCATATCCCGTAGCTGCTGCCCCAGATCGATACTTGTACAATCACGAGCTTGGTAACGACGACGGTTCGACATCTCCTGCTACAGCCATTCAAGCTTTTATTGAAAGCAGTCCGTTGAGCATGGAAAGTGGCGATCAGTTTCAGTTAATCCGCAGGGTAATACCAGACGTTACTTTTGACGGATCAGAACAAGCGACACCGACTGTGACGTTTACCTTGCAGGGATATGACAAACCGGGGCAGGGAGGACAGGATTCTGTTAATGGAACTGTCACAAAAGAAGTGTCCGACACAGTAGAGAAATACACGGACGAACTGTTTTTAAGGCTTCGCGGCCGAAGTTTTTCTGTTAAAATACAAAACACAGGAACTGGAACACAATGGCGACTGGGGATACCTAGAGTAGATGTAAGACCGGATGGGAGAAGATAATGCCTCAACGAGAACTTGTTCCACCAATCATAGCAAACGCTCCGCCCGAATATAGTCAGTCGTATGTTTCAGATCTTGCAAAAGCGTTGACCCTTTTGATTGATCAGGTCAACACAGATGGTCAGCTTCGCGCTACCACTGCCGTACTTACAGCATTACCAACTAGCGCATCGGGCTTGGAAACGGGGTCGTTGTATAATGATTCAGGGACGATAAAGATAGTCACATGATGAACGCAGCAATGACAAGAAGCATAGGTGACGTATTAGCTAATGCGCCCGATGCAATGATGGAGAAGATGGCTGAAGGACAAGGCGGTCTGGGCAACATAGCGCAACAACTTATGGCAGCGAGGCAGAGCTCTCCTTCACTTCAACCTCAATCTCAACAGATGCAGCAACCTCTGACTCCTCAAGGTGGAGTAGCCTCCTTGGGCAGCAGACAGGACATGGCAGACAAACTGGCTAACATGGGTCAATTCGATGACGATCAAATTGCTCACGTTGCTGAAGGTGAGGTGATTGTTCCTGCTCCAATCATAAAATACTATCCAGAAGTTCGAGATCAAATTTTCACGCTGATCCGCAAAGAAGGATTAGACCCCGAAGAGTTTATAGTGGGCGGTGACCTTGTTGCACGAAACCCAAACACAGGGTTGATGGAATTTGGCTGGCTTTCCAAAACGTTCAAAAAAATTAAGAAAGCGTTTAAGAAAATAGCTCCCATCGTTCTGCCGTTTGTCTTGCCGGGTATCGGTACAGCATTGGCTGGCATGGGTGGTATTGCAGGGGGTATCGGTGGATTTATCGGTGGATTAGGTGCAGCCGGAACAGCGGCTCTTGGCACTGGTATTGGTGGTCTGATACAGGGCAAAAGTTTCAAAGACGCACTCAAAATGGGAGCAACCGCGGGTCTTACTGTAGGTGCTCTCAAAGGCTTTGGTAATGTTAGTAAAGGCAAACCCTTTATGGAAGGTCAGTTTGGCGCGGGCACAACTCCCGGATTTAAAGCACCCGGTTCAGGCCCAGTAACCGCAGCACAGTCAGGAATGGCTGCTACCGATCCGTTTGTTACAGTTGGTAAAGATGGCTTGATAAACATTCAGCCAGTTACAGGGGATGTTGCAACTGGTTCACGATTGATAGGAGATGGAATCGTTGGTTCACCGCAAACCTCCCTTACATATACATCTCCCGGTTACAATCCCAACACGTTCGCTCAAAAGGTTGCAGAAAAACAGGGCGCATTTAGCTACATGAAACCAAGTAATATTGCGAAGAACTTAGGCATTGGTGGCGGTCCTACTGCTAATGCAGCAGAAGCAGGAATTGGATCTAAAATACCCGGTTTCCTAAAACCACAGAATCCTACAGATCTTGTTAACCTTGCTGGACTCACAATGATAGGTGGCGGCTTACTCACAGGGGAAGAAGAGCAAGTGGGTCAAGGGGAAGCGTATGTTCCGTATGATCCGGGTGAGGGTGAAGTATTTGGTGGTCTTATGTACGACCCCAAAACAGGTACGTTCCTAGCACCGCAAGTAGTTGGCACTGGTAGACAGCCAAAGTTCGCAGCCGCCGGAGGCGCAGTCTCGGGTCCCGGAACTGGGACCTCTGATAGTATCCCAGCCATGCTGTCTGACGGCGAGTTCGTAATGACTGCAAAAGCTGTTCGTGGTATGGGTAATGGTAGCCGTAAAAAAGGTGCCGCAGAGATGTACAAGATGATGAATAAACTTGAGAGTATGGCCTAATGTCAACACAGACACAGACAACAATTCAAAAAGTAGAGCTCCAGCCTCATCAGACGGATTTTCAGGTAGACCTTTTAGAGTCGCTTCAAGCCTACATGGATTCTCCGAAAGAGGTTATCGACTATGCCTCTTATATCGCTGATCGTCCTGAACTTCTTACACAAGCAGAAAATTTAGCTCAAGCTGGTATTGGCGCATATCAACCATATCTGGATCAAGCAAGCGACTACACCAGCATGGCTGCTGACTACGCCACACAGCAAGCAGACATGGCAAGATTAGCTGGTGGACAATTCGATCCATCTGGAATTGATCGGTTTATGAACCCGTATGAGGCAATGGTTCTTGACCCTGCGCTTCAAAGAATCCGCGAAGACCAGTTGTTGAGCGAACAAAAGTTGCGGGATCAGGCTGTACAATCGGGAGCCTTTGGCGGAACTCGAGCCAGACTACAACAGCAAGCGGCCGCTCGTGACTTTGAGCGTGATCGAATGGAACTGATTGGGAAGATGAAGTACCAGGGTTTCACAACAGCTTCTGATATGGCTATGCAAGCATTTGAGAACGAGAAACAACGTCAACTTGGTATCGCAGGACTGCTTGGTCAAACAGGTACGCAAATGGGTCAAGCGGGTGTTATGGCAGCGCAGTTGGGTGAACAAGCACAAGCGTTGGGTCTTCAAGACGTGTCAACACTACAGCAACTTGGCAAAGACCAAATGATGTACAACCAAGGTATCTTGGATGCTCAGTTGCAAACAAAACAAGATCAGCTTGCCCAGCCGATGAAAGACCTTGCGTTTGGTGCTGACATATTTGCCGGGCAGCCAACAACTCCGACAACATTTACACAACAGAGCGTACCCACCGGAAGCAAGAAGTCTGAATTACTTGGAACTGGAATCGCGCTTCTGGGTGCTGCTCGCGGATTTGGTAATCCGTTTGCATACACTGGGAGCAGCAATCCATGATGAAGGGCGCAAATCGTAAATTGTTTCGCAAGCCTGGTTTAGCTCGTCAAGCGATCGGGATTCTAGCCTCGTCCAAGGAACTTGCTGATCAGGTACAACAAGTGGCACCGAACATGATGCCTCAACAACCTGTTCAGAATTTTAGAAATGGCGGTCTTGCTTCAATGCTAGGCATCACACCCGCGGGCTATGAAATGCAGGGTGAAGAACTAGTCGCTAGACCCGGATTCTCAGGGATGTACGAGCGTATGTCTGGGATCTCGGATCCTGTTCGAGCGCGTGAACAATCCGCTCTTGATTTGATAAAACTTGGTGCGCGTATTGCTGGGGGCGAGAGCACCTCTGCCACAACAAATATTGCAAAAGCTATAACGGAATCTGCCGAGGATCTTGCCAAAAACCGACAAACTGAGTTTGCCATGACTTTGAAAGAAGCTGAAATGGCTCGTGCTCTAGACGACGCGAAGTTAGATCGAGATTACAAAGAGGCATCTTTAAGATTGTCAGGAATGACATCCTCGTTAAAAGAAGCTATCAACCGAACGGGTGGGTCTTTTACCACTCAAGGCACCATAATGGGTCCTGATGGACAAGTGTACCCCAACGCTGAAGCATTTAAACAATCCCTGTCGCCAAAACAACAAGACTTGTTTGATCAATCCTTTATCTCTGCAACAGATTCAGCCACAAGGCTGCGAAGTCGCCTTGGAGATGAAACCGTTCCTTTCACGACAAGATATGCGGAAGCTGTAGGTGAATCGACAAGCAATGATCCAGATCAATTCGAAGCCAAGTTGAACGCAAATTTGATGGGAATGACAGGTCAAGCATCTCCTTCTAAGGCATCGACTATAGGTAGAATAGTTGCGGGTGCAACAGGTCAAGAGATGCCAAAAGACGATGCTTCTGCACTCGCACTCATACCGCAAAAACATAGAGAAGCGTTGGAAAAGAACGGAGCCCGATTCTATCAGGATAAAGTCACTAACAAAGTGTACTTCATGGACGGAGCTTCTGGTGAGATGTTGTTTGAGGTTGATGTAAGAGCCACCGACGAAACTCCGGCTCCGGCTCCCGACGAAACTCCGGTTCCAAAAGATGAAGAACCTACAGAACCTGATGAAACTTCAAAAGTTGAAGAACCTGTTCCACCGCAATTCACTTCTCTCAACCTAACTCCTCAAGAAAGAGAGATTGTTTCTCAGGACAGAGGTCTTCAACGTGCTGAACGAGAGCTTCAAAATGCCGAAGAGAGACTCGATGCTGCACTAGCAGGAACAAGAAATCTTGATGCGGGTGCGATAGAAAAACAGGTTGAAGCTAAAAAGCGAAGAGTGGAAAGAGAATATCAGCGTTTGTTGAAAATAATTGAGAACAAACGTAAAAGAGCCGAAAAGGGCCCTAGAACTAGATCCTAAAGAGGGAGAAAAGAAAACATGACCCCTCTAGAAAAACTTATCGAGGATGAACGGCGACGCGAACAAGAGGAAAGTCTTGGGATCGTTTCTCCTCGCCGCGCCGGACAACAGACTGAACAACGGGTAATTCAAACACCTCGATCAAGAGAGTACGATCCTGTAAAAGCTACAACGGATGATGTTAGTGTCTTGGGCGATGCGTTCAAAGGACTTGTGTCTGGAGTTGTAATAGGTGTCCCCGAGGGTATCGCTACGCTGGGCTTCGGTTTGTACGATGCTCTTGCCGATGAAGATAGCTTACGAGATCTGGATGCGTTTACCACACAACTGCGTGATCGTCTGGGCGTGAACCCAGAAACACAAGTTGGCGAGATGGCAGAACTTCTTGGACTGTTTGCTACAACTGCAATCCCTGTCATTGGTTGGATGAACACTGCTGGGAAAGCGGCTCGTGGAGCACAGGCTCTTGGCACAGCAAAAACACGTTTTGGTAAATCGGCCGAAGCTTTCGGCAACAGTAGAGCAGGAAAGGCTCTACTTGCTGGAGAAGGATCAGGTCCAGTCACCCGTCGTTTATACGACCTTAAAAGAGGTGTGGTCACAAGTGGTGCCACAGCGACAGCGGATTTCATGGTTGCACCGGACGGTGTGTCAACAATGGCTGATCATTTTGATGCGCTGCCTGAAGGACTGCGGACAGAAGAAGATATGGGCTTCACGGGCAGAGAAGAAGTTGCTCGCCGTATGCGTAACAAACTTCGTATTGCGGGTGAAAGTCTAGGCATTGGGGTTGGTGTAGACTTGGCACTGCCTGTTGCGGGAGCAACCATCGGTGGCGTTGGTATGGCAGTTGGTGCTGCAAGTCCAGCTATCGCACCCGTTACAAATGTAATCGGCAAAGGGTTTGACGTTCTTGCTGAACAGGCTGAGAAAGTACCTGTTGTAAATCCAACTAACTTCAAAAAATATTTTACGACTGCTGGTCTGTTAGAAAAAGAACTAAGCGAACAAATTTTAGACACAGGCAGTGACGTAGCCGGGTTTACCAGAATTGGTGCCAAGGCACTATCGAACTATGACAAAGAGTTGCGTCGGACAATCGGTGGAATGCCTTTGTTTGGTAGAGGCAAAGAAGCGTACCAGGCAGGATACGATGATTTGATTAAGTATCTTGAGGGAGATCTAGATGCTTTGAGTGCTTATAAACCAACGGTTCAAAAATCTGCTGAAAGACTGGCAAATGCTCGTAACGCTTTGTCAGAACAGATTTACGATCAACTAGCCACAGCATACAGAAACGGGGACATCTTACCTGATCCCATGACTGGTCGTAGTGCAGCACAAGTTTACAGAGACTTACGAGTAGCTTTTGAAAAAAGAGAAGGCTCATACTTACGTCGGATGTACTCTGGTGGAGTCAACCGCAGAGATATAGATAAAGTAGTACGAACCAGCAAATTTAAACAAGCTGCGGATGAAGTCGAAGCAGCTATGTTGAAACACGGCAACGAAGACGTAACAAGATTAGCCGACGACGGAAACTTACGTCCGTATGTCGAACAGTATGTAATTGATAATATAGTTAAAGACCGTATCGGTATTACAGATACTCCGGCTCTTGAGGGGTTAAGCAAGGCTGCTAGTGAAACCATTGAGAAACAAGTGGAAAAAACTGTAAATTCCACAAAAGGAGCGCAACGTGTCTTTGGTGAAGCAGTCCCACTTTTTAAAGTATCCGAAGATCTATTGAAAAGCCGTAGTGCTATTTTAGAGGCATCGCCAATGCTTCGTGAGTTGATGGGCGAAGTAAAAAGCGGAAAAGATGCAGCAGTATCTAGATACCTACAAACCATAACAGATATGGCGGGTATAGCTGGCTCCTCAAAGCTGTACAATGACTTGCTGGATAATCCAAATATTACTGGCTCTTTAACAGACATTGGTGAGGGCAAACTGCCAATGATCTTGCGTAAAGAAACAATGGCGGAAATAGAACAAAGTGCCGATGATGTTTTTCAGACTATATCTAAAGCGTATGTAGAAGTTCCTGCCGCACAAAACACAGTGTTCGGCGGTCAGTTTGGAACACTCGGTGGTAATTTTGTTCGTAAAGAATTATTCGATGCACTGACAACTCGTCCGATTGCCCGGACCGCTTTGGGTAATATGTGGGCGTTGGGCATCCAAGCAAAAGGTGCTTCTCAAATAGCTAAAACTGTATACAGCACTATGGCGCAAGTAAGAAACTATGCGTCTGGTGTTTTCTTTGCAACTGCCAACGGGCACATGCCTAGAGCGGGAGACATCTTTGATTCTTTCCAAGTTGCTTCCGGCAAGATGGCAAGAATGCGCGACCAAGAGTTTCAAGATTTCTACGAACTAGCGATGCGAAATGGATTGCTTGAAGACAGTGTGCTTTTGAAAGAAATGCAGGACACCCTTCGTGGCACGTTGAGAGAAGCAGAAAAGAATGGACGACGTGTCATTAGTTTTGGCGAAAGGCTGACAGACGCTGCCAAAAAAATACCGGGTGCAGAAACAACAGCCAAAACATTAGGTGCACCGATCCGCGGTCTACAAACCAGCTATGCTTTTGCCGACAACCTGTGGAAGATGAATGCGTTTATCTCTGAACGTGGGCGATATGCTGCTGCACTTCGGAACTCGGTTCTTGATGAAACCGGACAGGCAACGATCAAAGCTTCCGATTGGGATGCGATTGCTCCTGATTTAATTTCTCAAGGCGTTGCCAAGCGTCAAACAAATGCACAAGGCGATAACTTCTTTGATGTGTGGACAGCCGACATCGTTAAGGATGTCATGCCTGTTTACAGTCGCATACCAGCGATTGCAAAAATGGCTGCTCGATTCCCACTGGCTGGTAACTTTGTTGGCTTCAGCGCGGAGATTATTCGCAACAGTTTCAATATTGTCCGTCAGGGTTCCGCAGAAATATCGTTCCGAGCTACGGACGATATGATTTCTAAGATGGGTGAAAAAGCAGCGAAACGTTTGGAGCGTGAGATCAACGCGATTGGTGCGAAACGTTTGACTGGCTACCTTACTACAGCCGCTGGGGTCAGCCCGGCTATTGCCGCGGGTGCTTCTGCTGCGTTGGGACTCACAGCAGAGGAACGTGAAGGTTTGGATAGACTGAAGCCGTACTTCTACGAAGGTCAGGTTATGGTTCCGCTGACAAAACCCAAAGACGGCAAGATGCAGTACATGCCGATTAGTTATTACGCGCCGTATGACTCTGCTGTAGCTCCTGCCAAAGCTGCCTTGGAAGCATATTCTAGAGGCGAGGCTCTTGGAAAAAGCGAGCTACAAAAAATAGCTGATGGTGGTTTTACATTCATGGGCAAGCTGGCTCAACCATTCGTTGAGGAAGCATTGCTGTCTGAGCGTATTGCTGACGTTATAAGCGTAGCGGGCTTTGGACGCGGTGGCCGTCGTCGCACAGGCGCAGAGATCTATGCCGATACAGATAATCCTGGTGAAAAGTTCACCAAGAGTATGGAACATATTCTAGGTGCCATGAATCCATCCATCCTAGATAACTTTGTAACAATCAGACCAGGCAAAGGGTTAACTCCAGGCAGGGTAACAAGAGCCGCTGAAGAGATCCCCGGATCATACGGGCAGAATTTTAATATTTACGAAGAGGTCATGGCGAATACACTTGGTGCCCGAAGCATGGAACTTGATGCTAAAACACAGATTGAGTTTGGTTCTTCTGCATACGCTAAGTTTAGAAACAGTGGTCCTGCTGCTGAACTCCGTAGAGCTTTCCGAGCTAACGACGCAACGTTTGACGGAATCGTAGCGAGTTGGACTGATGCCAATCAAGACTTGTTCCGGCTTCAACAAGAGTTGTATTTAGATTTTGAAGCAGCTAAAGCTCTTGGCATGAGCGACAGGGATATTCTCAAAAGAGCCACTTCGCGTCGAGGAATCGGAAAGTCTGATGTAAGACAAATTCTTGATGGTGAGTTTCAACCTTTGAAGATTGGTTCAGAGCTTTCTGTACAAGCTCGTAAAGAAGAACGTGAGGGCGAAGGTCGCATAATACCGTCAAGAGATCTTCGTAGGCTTGGAAGAGAATTGAACACCTTGGCAAGAGATGAACTAAGAGGACTGAGGTTGGATCAACCATTCCCAAAATTTCAGCAAGAGCCAGAACCACCAAAAACGAGCATTTTACCCCAAAATCAGGGTTCAGGATTGTCTCTCTCGTCGCCTAGAACATCGATTGCCCCGGCTCCTGTACCTCCTGTGCAAGCTACGGGCCCTGTTTCACCGGGACTTTTGGGTGATAACCCGGTAGAAATAGCTCGGAACATGGAACTAGCACAAAGGCTCCGCAATGATAATTGAAGCTACAGCAATCATCTGCCAACTGACAACACAGGGCGTTACCATGGCTTACATGGATAGAAAACCCAACGTCCTCGTGCGCCACTGTACATATCAGTGCTCTGACAAAGTAAAAAAGACACACCAAATCTATGAAGAAGACGTGTGCCCACGAAGAATCTATAAACACACACGGAGTCTGTACTATGGTTGATTGGGACAAGTTTCCAAACTTCAGTGCCAACGAGTTTGCTTGCCAATGTTGTGGCGAGCACGGCATGAGAGAATCTTTTATCGAAAAGCTACAGGCTCTTCGAACCGACTACGGTCACAGCATGGTCATCAGCAGCGGATACCGCTGCAAAAATCATCCGATCGAAGCTCGTAAAGCCAAGCCCGGGGCTCATGAATCTGGTCGCGCTGCCGACATTGCAATCCATGGCGACCAGGCTCTTGAGCTTTTAACCCTGGCTCTGGAATCTGCTGACTTCACAGGAGTTGGTATAGCTCAGAAAGGCGACTTCGGCTCCCGATTTATCCACCTAGATGACCTGGAAGGGGGTAGCAGACCAACTCTCTGGTCATACTAGACTCCACGAACAGGAGTTTAGGGTGGAAACCAAAACTTGCATTATATGTAAGCGTAAAAAACCGCTGAGTGAATTTAGTTCAACAGCGAAAACACGACGGCACAAAAACAAAGACGGCACTGGTGTCGTCAACAGGTGCAACGTTTGTCTCAGCAGTCAACGAATGAAGCGTCAAAGTTCTTCGGTAGAGATTTATCTGAGGGATCAGTTCACCAAAAACAAATCCAGCCGCAAAGATAAGTTTGAATGGTCAATAACAGTCGATGATGTTCTTGCCCTTTGGCAGCAACAGGAGGGACGGTGTGCTTTGTCTGGTGTGTACATGACACATCATCAGGATCGTGGAGAAAGAAAAGACCTAAATGCTTCGATAGACAGGATTAGATCGACGGAAGGGTACGTTCCAGACAACATTCAACTGGTCTGTCAGCGTGTTAATTTGATCAAAAACGATCTTGACGAAGCTTCTTTATACTGGTGGGTGAAACACCTGTATGATTCCTTTTGCGACTGAGATATACTCGACTTGCTCGGCCGGAGCGCGGCGGAATGCTCTCCTCCTCGGCGTTCCGCCGCAACTCTTGATCAGACAAGTACTCGTCCGTACCCCACTCTTGTACCAGTTTTTGTCGTAGCTTTCCTATGCGGCCTTTTAGAACTCGAACTTTGCTTTCGGTCATTTGCTTTCTTCCTCACAGGCAAAAAACGCGGCAAAGGTAAATCTGTATTCAGGGGCTGCTTGACTAGGTGGGCGTAAGCTGTGCATGACCCCACGTTTCAACCACAACACTCTGCCGGGTTTATAGGTGATTGCATGTTCTGCTTCATACTCATGTTCAGAATATATGATTGTTTCTCCAGCCCATTCAGTGTTCCACCTATGGTTGCAGTAATACAAAAAGACTTCTTCATTGTGGTGAGTGTGAGGCAGGAACGTGTTCGACGGTTCTGCTAAGTTGATGACTTGTTTTACTGGTGTTCTGCCGTTTATGAGCTCATCTATTCTGGGGTTATTGTGCAATCGAAACACGCCCATGTTCTCAATGTCTTCTAAAGAGTAATGGCTGTACAAAATTCTGCGTTGACCATTTACATCATCCCAGTGTTGGTCTGCCCATCCAAGAACATATTTACTCTTCCTCACGAAAGTAAACATATACTCTCTGTCTTGAGCGGAGTAGGCATTGTCGATGATCTCATACTTCATCTTCTATTTCCTTCATCGTCTTAGGCCACAGAAAGATGGGTGTGGTTTCGCCCACATAGGCTCCTGCTATGTTATATTCGAAGTATTCAAATGCCTCTTCGTAAGTCATGTCTTCCATCAAAATCTGAAGCACAGAGTCCACGTCATATATCAGACAGTCTTCTGCACCCGCTTTGGAACCATAGCCCACCACACAGTCATCATATCGTTCAGGAAGTTTCATCATGAGAAGTACCACCACATTCCGTAAAAAATAATTCCAATTCGTATAATCCAGCGAATTAAATACAAGCCCAGCAGTATCCGAAACCAACGCTTTGTCATCAGATACTGAAACTTGGATCTAATCCACTTGCCCCCAGTTGTCTGCGATACAGCAGTCCACTTTGAAAGGAACTTTTGCTTCAACGCATCCTTCCATGATCCGAGCAATCTCCATAATCTGGTCTTCATTTGGATTCCCCTCTTCATCTGCATCGATGCTGAAGCACAATTCATCGTGCACCTGAAGCATGGGCAGATACCCTGCTTTGTAACAATCAAGCATAGCTTTCTTTGTTTGGTCGGCACTCGAACCCTGGATCAATCTGTTTAATGCTTTGTATGTAAACGCTCGTTTAATTGAGCTTCTGCCATGTTCCCGGACTGCTTCCTCTAGCGGCAATGCCTTGTGAATACCAAATGTCTTTGGCTCCCATAGTGGGAAGCGACATTTCCTTCCTAGAATCGTTCTAATCTGGCCGTTCTCCCCGGCATGGTTGGAAACCATAGTTGCCAGTCCTTTAACGAACGGAACTTTGTCGTGATATTCTTTGAGTAGATCCTTGGCTTCATCAACAGACGTATCAAGAACACCAGCCATCTTGTTGACACCCATGCCATACATGATGCCCAGGTTTACCGTCTTGGCATCCTTGCGTGAGATACCAGCCATGTCTGCCACCATTTGATGGAAGTCAGCGTCATCGTTTTCATACTGTTCAATCACATCATCAATCGCGGGATGTCGATGAACACCCGTGATCGAAGCGCAGTAGTGGGCTAACCAACGTGGCTCTTGTGAGGCGTAATCAAAACTAGCCCACTTCTCACCTTCTTCCGGCAAGAACAATCCTCGTATGATAGATTTGATCTGTGGATCTCGTGCTGGAATTTGCTGAAGATTTGGGTTTGATGAAGAGAAACGCCCAGTGACAGTGCCCCCGTCATCAGAACGAAGTGGATGAAACTCTGCATGGATTCTACCTTTGTGTGAGAACTTCAAGATATTTGAAATGAATGTAGTATTCGCTTTGTTGAGTTCACGCAAGCGAACAATGTTCTGCGCCATCGGATGCTGGTGCGATGCCAGAAACTGTTTGGTAAAAGAGGGCGCGTCTGACTTTGGTGTCCTTGGATACGAAAGCTCAAGCTTGTCAAACACCTTCGAAACTGATGTCGCGTTCCATGGCTCTACATCTAACCCTGTCTCTGTCTTGATCTCCTTGCGTATTTCTTTTTCGCGTTGCTCCAGTAGCTTACGAGCATTCATTGAACCTTCTTCGTCAACCCGTACACCGCGCCACCGCATGTCCAAAAGCATAGGGGTGAGGGCTGTCTCAAGTTCGAAGATGCTGCTCACCTCTTCCCTAATAATGTCTGGTTGCAGTCGATCCCACAGCCGCCGCGTGACAGCCGCGTCTTGCTCTGCATACTGACCAACAAACCTGGCGGGTAGTTTCCACATCTCTGACTTTGCATCTACGCCATAATCAGCGGCCGCAAGTTTGAGCAGTCGTTCGTTCTTACGCTCCTGCAAATAATCAAATGCCAGTGAGTTCAGGTTGTACCAGCGACGGTTCTCGTCAAGCATGGCCGCGGCAATCATGGTGTCGTACACCGGACCACGAACCTCAATCCCTGCCCAGCGTAGCCAGCCTAGATCGTATTGTGCGTTGTGCATGACCTTCGGGACATCACACTCCATCATTTCCTTGATGTAACCGTGCACTGCCTTCTCGGGCATGTTGCCACCAATCTCATGACGCACCGGGTAGTAGCCGCAGAAGTCGTTGAACGCTACAGCGTAACCAATGATGTATCCATCATCCCGGGCCCAGCCTGGGCCAAGTGTCATCAGGTTAGGATCGCGTGTCTCGAGGTCGATCGAGATAACGCTTGCGTCTTTGTAATGTTCAGGAAAAGAAGTCGGAGGAGTCCAATCCTGATCGAGCGCAATCGACGCTACCTCACGGATATCCTCTTCGGGTATTTCTTTGGACTGAAGCTTCCAGTCGGTATCTTTTTCGGTAAACGATAATTGTTTTTCTTTCACCACTGAAACCTCCACTTGGACTCGGGATCATCTACAATAAACAAATTCTCTTTAGCTCTTGTCGCACCAACATAGAACACACGACGTTCAGCATCAGGTTCTGTTAACGTACAACAAGCTTTCGTTGACTCCAGCAACAACGCCACGTTATCTGCTTCGCCACCCTTTGCCTTATGGA